ACACGCTTTTACTGTTCTTGATTCTGGCTCTATATCCAAAATCATATCATTGTAGCTTTTGTTTTCAATCTTACTCATATAACAAAGTTATTAATTTTTTTTAATCTGCTAACAAATCTCTTATTAAGTTAGAAATTTGCATCAAAGCCACGTTATTTATTAGATTCCAAACTAACCCCATATCTCCCATTGGTGGGTTATCTTGCAAACTTTTTGGCTTACCATCTGTGCCTCTCACGGCTTCGTAACCTAACGTACAACGGCAGTTGATAACATCGCCAGCACTTCCACTTGGGTCGCAAGGATGTAACATTTGCTCAAAACCTCCGTTCTTAGTTTTAACATTAAATTTTTCATCGTATGCTACTTTTATTCCGTCCATATGGTAATGGTCAAACATATCTCGTGGCACTCTCCTTGTTCTTGCATCCCTCGCTGCTATCCACTCTTTCATAGTTACAAGACCTGTTGATGCCGTACCTACCATTGAGCCTATGTTCGCTGCCCTACCTGTTTCCGTTCTTGCTATCATTTCTGCTCTGTAATCCGTTATCCCAGCCGTTCTTAATAGCTTGATTGTTTCTTGCATCGTTAAACCTTCCTCAACTGACTTCATTAAGTATTGTTGAATTTGGTTTTTAGTTGTTTGAGTTATCTCCGATGCAATATTATCCAATCCTTTTAATTCTAAATATGTCAACATCACATAAGTAAACAAATCCGTTTGCTTACTCTTAAACTCATCTGGACCAAAATAACCTTTTACTTGTTTAGAAACGTTTTTCTCGGCAATTTGTGCCATCTTAACGCCCATTGCAATATGAACGTTTTGGATGGTCTTTTTTATCTTCTTATCGCTAATAGCGTTTAAATCTTGGGTATCGCAATATGTATCCACTTGCCTTTGCAGTTCTTTCTTGAACTTAGGTGAGTAGGTTTTTATTGCGTTTAAATATAGTTTCCTATAATCTTGCCAAATCATTATTCTGGTATTGTTAATGGTTGGAACTCATCTGGACTTTGTAAACTTGATGGAATATATAATTTTTCCATTTCAGCTTGGTCAACGTAATCTGGAATCTCTAATCCCATTATATCCATCTTTTGCTTAGGTGCAATCCACCACGCTTTATCCAACCATTCTACTTGCTCTGATTTGTTTGCTTCTAATTCTCCGTAAACAGTTGGGTCAAAGTCAACATAAATATCAGTTCCACGATAACCCCAATCACTATGTAATTTTCTATTTAAGTTATCCCTAATACCTACTAACAAAGGAATAGCACAACGAACTGTCAATGCTTTCTCTCCTTCTCTTTGGTTGTTATAAGTCTTGTTATCAGCATCATTTAATAATTGAGATGGTACTCCATAAATATTACAAAGTGCTTTCATATCCCATTTCTCACTCTCAATGATATCTAATTCAACAGGACTTAATCCGATTTGTTTCCAATCAACTTTATAACCACTAACCGCAATTGAATTAAAGTTAGCAGACCCACCTTTCTCACTCACCGCCTTTTTAAGTGCTTGTGCTTGTTGTGTTCCACTAATAGGGTCAAAGCGTTCATCATTCATAAATAGAACTCCAGCTGGACCACCATTCTGGAAAGAAGCAACCGCCGCAGTCTTGGCTTCGTTCGAACGAGTCAAGTTTTTCGCAGCAGCCATCAAAGGAGATTGACCATATAGTTGATTCCCAGTTGTATTCCATTGTAAGTTTATGTATTTATCTTGTAGTACCTCTTGTTTAGTAAAGTTCCATAGTGGACCATAGTTTAATTGGTAACCACTAATAGTTGGAGGGAAATTTTGAATGTCCGCTAACACGTACATATATTGAGAAGGAAGCACGTATAACTCATACGGCTTACCATCATTGTTGCCACCTTCAATCATCTTTGCGTAAACAAAAGAATTACCTGTAACTAATTTAAAAGTACACCAAGCCTCTACAAAATCGCCAAATGTATCTTCTTGGTTAGGGTATTTTAATAACTCGTTTAATCGTGCATCTTTTGTATATAATTCAAATGCTTTTTTATGTAGCTTTTCAACATCCTTCCAGTTCTCAATCTTATCTGGTTGGCTCATTAACGCTTTATACTTCTTTGCGGAAGTTTCATCTACTACTTTGTAAACGTGGAATGGAGCAAGTTTTGCTTTATCCGCAATTAATTTAACGATTGAATAAACTATATCATTTGCTGAATACCCATCATTAACAAAGCTAATGTTATCGCCACCCTGCCAAGTTATTATCCCTTGTTGTATCGCAACTTGTCCGTTAAAAGGAATTTGAGGTAGTACAGTAGATAGTTTTTGTCTTTTACCAAAAAAGTCAAGTAATCCCATTATATATGAATTTTAACAAAGTTAGACAATTTATCCTAAAATACCGACACCTCAAATTTTAGCTTAGTAAGATGCGTAAACACGGCATACCTACAAGCATCCATCAAGTCATCGTTTGCCTTTACAGGTTCTTCTATTACGTTATCGTTTTTATCCTTTTTCCATTTGTAAGACATAAACTCCCTTCTTAGGTTTTTGCTATTGTAGTGTAAGTTTATTGGATAAGACTTCATCTTTACTATTCCAGCCCATACATCCTTTTGCGCTGGTTTAATGTTAAAGCCTTGTCGGTAAAGTTCCTCAATAGACTTAGGCTCGGCTGCATCGGCATAAATTGTTGCTCGTTCAGGTAGCTTCTCTTTAATCAATCTTGATAGATCACTAAGGGTAAGTCCACTTTGATAAACTATTTCCTCAAAGTAGTTTTGTCCTTCATAGTGCGTAACCTTAATAAGTGCTGCTGGATGGACATAACCAAAATCCAATCCATAGAACACATCACCATTAGGTGCTTCATCGTATTGTTTCCATTGAGTGTAAATAATTTCCTTTGCAGAGCCACGTTCACCTAATCCGTAAACCTTCCACATAAAGTCATCTGGCAAATCCTTGTACTGCTCAATGTTTCTTATTTGGCTTTCGCTTAGGTTTGAGATGTTGTTTAGGTAGGTAGAATGTATGCGCTTGTTCATTGGGTTATCAGCTACCTCATATACCCAAGAAATAAAGTCGGCTGGATTCCAGTCTAAGAATGATTGTCCAGTTGTACGAATTAAAAGCTGGTCAAATAAAGCCTTACTAATTAGGTTTGCCTCGTTTACGAATAGTATATCCCTTGCTGGTCCTTTTGCTTTATCTGGGTCTTCAAGACCAAATAACTCAATATAAGAGCCGTTCTTAAACGTATAAATGAAATCCGTATATCGGAAATCCTTTTCATCCCAAATATTCCATTGCTCCAATATGTTTTTGAAATCCCTATAAACACCACGCTTTATGTGTGGTAAGGAATGAGAAACGCACGAAATTCTTGTATTTGGCTTGGTTAAAGCTATGTGGATTAATAACTGAACAACCGAATAGCTTTTACTTGACCTTGACCCACCTTCATTGCATATTATCGGATAACCTTCCTCGTATGCCTTTTTATTGGCATAAAAGACAGGTGTAGCCTTAATCTTTAATTGGTTGACAATCTGCATCTGGTTCTATTGTGATTTGCACATTCCCCTTAATGTCGGCGGTGATGTCGGTTGTTTGTTTAGGTTTACCTTCTAATCTATCAACTACTGCCTCGTATGCTCTTTGGTCGCCTTTCAATGCTTTGCTAATCATTTGCATATCCATCAATTCAAGTACAGTAAAATCTTCATCTTCGCCTGTAATTGGATTCCTTCTTTTTTGTACTAATTCAAGCAACCTAAGTAAACGAGTCTTACTATTTTGCACACCTTTGCCTCTACCTTTTGGATTTCTCACCTCACCTTTTTGTGCTGGTATTAAATTATGCTCATTTGCCATATCTTCTTAATTTCTTCTAATTATTACAAAGCTACTCCGTTCTTCTTGATAACCAATGAAGGATCAAGTTTTTTCATTCTATCTACGATTACTTGACAGTATTTAGGGTCAAATTCCATTCCGTAACAAATTCTATTTAATTGATGAGAAGTTACCATTGTTGTTCCAGAACCAAGATAAGCATCTAAAACTAACTTGACTTGATTCTTTGAATGTCTATCTGCATATTCAAAACACCAAGACATTATCTCAACTGGTTTTTGAGTTGGATGATTCTTTTCTTCTCTGTTTGCTTTTGCCCTTGCGTATTCTTTTATTCTTAGAGCATTGTTAAAAGAAGTCCAAGCCATTTCTCCGTCTGCTAAACTAAATCCTCTTTGACCTTTATCCCAAATTAACCAACCCATTGTTGGTGGCAAATCATCGGTAAAGTAATTACCTCCCCAAATTATTTGATTTTCAGTTATTTGACATAGGTATTGTAATACACCGCTATTTGGTTTTGATTTATCCCATTCTGGATTACCAAAGTTTCTCCATCCGTGTTTATTAGTCTTTTCAGTAAACTCATCTCCTTTTACAAGTTGATTTCCATAATCTATTCCGTAAGGTGGATCAGTTAGTAATAGTTCTGGCTTTTTACCTTGCAAAAGTTTATCTAAGTTATTTGTATCTGTACTATCCCCACAAAGTAATCTGTGTTCGCCTATTTCAAATAAATCGCCTAATACTATGTCCGTTTCTATTCCACCTTCTGGCGCACTAAATCCATCTTCTTCAGCCTCTAATACAGTTGCATCAAAATTTGGTATGTCTAAACCCCATTCAGTAAGTAATTGCTCATCCCAATTGTTTGCAAGATTATCCCAATCCCATTCGCCATAGCCTACATTGTCTTTTACAATAAATTCTTTCTTTTGTTCTTCAGTTAGTTCTTTAGCTTGTTTTACAGGTACATCTTTTAAACCAGCTTCAATACAAGCCTTTAGACGCATATTACCACCTAAAACAATATTGTTCTCATCAATGACAATAGGTCTAAGTTCAAGCATTTGTGGGAAGTCTTGGATTGACTTAACCAGCTTCTTAAACTTGTCATCCTTAATGATTCTTGGATTGTTTGGGTTAGGTTTAATTTCGTTGATGTTCATTATCTGTTTTTAGTTGGTGTTCGTATTGAAATAATACTATCTACTTTCTTTTCTAAATTGTCATAGCCAACCCATTTGCCACATTTAGTACATTCAAATTGGGTTTCTTTTATCTTACCGAACCAAAGATATCCTTCGGTAACTGTACCGCATTTACAAGTATATAGCTTCTTTCCGTATGTGTCTTTCATAGTTTAGTTTTAAAAAGCACCCAAGATTTTATTCATAAGAAGGGCAAAGTCCTTTTTGTCTTATCCTATTAGCGTAGGTTGGGTGTTTAAATATTATCTGCCCTGTTTGTTATATGGTTTAACTGCCTTGTCCTTTGGACCAGATGTCTTTTTGTACTTACCACACTTTCTTTTGCCAAAGCTGACTTTGTTATTGCTGCTTACTTTCGCCATCTAATTCTCTTTTAAAATATAAATATGTAAATGATTCATTATATAATTGAGGAAATAATAATTCCCAACTTTCATTAGCAAATTTATTTATTAAATCTTCTTCATTAAGACCACTTTCATCTTTATTATAATGATGGAATCTAACAACCTTATATTCATATTTAACTTTTGCCATTGTATAAATTTATTAAGTCTGCCATAAAATCAAATCTTTGTTCTTGTGTTTCACCAAATACATAGTGCGTAGTACCATCAATTTCAAAAACATAGCAAGGATAACCTGCTATTTCTTGCTCTTTGCACGTTTCAAATATGTTACTTGTATTTGTCAATTAGTTCGTTTAATTCAGTTCTTGTCCATTTCTTTAGCCTATTGTTTACCGCTTCAAACTCCAATTCTTTAACCGCTTTTTCCCCTATTCTTTCTACTAAGCCTATTCGGTACATTGCTTGGTTGCCGTGTTTAAACATATTACATCCAGCACATTGCAAATGGATATTCCATTCGTTAAATCTTAAAGCACTAAATCCTTTAACCGCAAAATAATGCCCAGCTTGATTACCATTGTAGCTTCCGCAACTAATACAAGGCAATCCTTCATCTCGTTTCCTTATATACGCATTAACTACCTTTTGGGTCTTTTCTAACAACTTTGGTAAAGGTATCAATGGCATAAAGCAAAATTAGGGTTACTTTTTCAATCTAACAACACAAAGTCTATCGTTATGCTTGTATCGTTTTTTGTTTATTGGGTTCATATAGGTCATAATCGTTTTGTAATCAGTACCTAAAAACCTAATCGCCTTTGCTATTGACCTAAACCATATTTCCTCTTTTGTATCTAAATAAATTAATTTAACCTCAATGTTGTTGTCTATTCCTGTCATTTAATCAATCGTTTTATTTCAAAGTATAAATGTGCAGTTAAATAAATGCAACAAGCTAAAGGAACACTGATAAGCGTAAACTTTATCAATTCGTAAATAAATGTTAATTGTTTCATAAGTTTGAAAAACCACCCCAAGTTCCCTAATTACTATCTTGGTTAAAAATATTTAATTCTTGAGGTGGCTATAATTGGTTTTGTAAAAATAGGTACAAAGTATATCTTTTGCACTCATTTTTGATAAATATTTCGTTATTTAATTTCTCCAAGTCCTTTGGTGTTTTAGCCGTTACCTTGTAATGTGCTATTATCTTTTTCTTTATTTGGTCTGCTTTCTCTTGGCTTAGATTGTCCTTGTTTAGTTCCTTTCGTTTCCATAGTACATCAAAAGCCATTGTATTTAGCAACTCCCAGCCTCTTTTAGCCGACTTATTCCAATTTTCGTACAATGCTTCTATAATTTCATCATCTTGGATTTTAGGTATCTCTACTGGTTGTGGTTCTACATAGGTTTTTTGTCTTACTTGCAAAGCTATCGGCTTATAGGCTGCCATCACATCACCAAAGAATTTAGGTGTAAACATAATTGCTTTGTCAACCGATAATTTCCCCATTGCGTAAAGTTCAAAAGCTACTCCTAATTCTTTTAGTTTAAAGTTTCCATAGTTCTTTATTACAAATTCGCATAAAAACTGAAATAACTCTATTGTAGGTGTTTGACATCCGCTTAAAGCAATACAGGTCTTTAAATGCTCTTTTACCTCAATAGGTGAGCATCTGCTAACACTCATTGTATCTAAAGCAACCACAACTTTTAATTCATCTGGTTCAAGTTTGTTATAGACTTCTAAGTGCATTAGCCTCTCGTTCTGCGTAAGAGAGTTTATGGATTGGGGTAATACTTCGGTTAATGATTTCATCGTTCCAAGATTTGTTGTTTAAAAAGGTTTCTGGGTTTTTACGGAATTGTTTGTCTGGTACTGATTGCTTGTAAAGGTCAATATAATTCATTGCATTTTGCCTTTCTTCATCGGTTAATTTATTCCACTTCTTTTTTAGCTTTTGCTTATCCCCTACCTTTTTATCATATTCATTCCAAAACCATTCAAAATCTATATTTACTTGTTCTTGTTCTTTATCTTGTTCTTCTTCTTGTTCTTGTTCTTCTTGCGTATGTGTATCCATAGAGTATATATACTGTATCAATACTCTATCTTTTACCTTTAATAACTCCTTTTCTATGCAAGAACGCACCTTTGGACTATTTGAATCGTTATACTTACCCCAATTCTTTAAAGCCATCTCTTTTGTGTTTATGGAGTATTTAATTTTCCCAATCTCAATAAAATAGCTAATTAGCTTTTTAATTGTATCCTCATTGTAACCTGTATCGTAGCACATTTGCTTTGTAGTGATCTCGTAAATACCACATTGCGTTGTTCTATCGTTTGTTAAAAGATACAGATAAAAGAACTTTTGTTCTGGTGTTAACCCTTCCACAAATTCATCTCGCCAAAATGTAACGTGGACTTTTCTAAATATTGCCATATCTAATTTTATTTAATTGTGGTTGTAATTTTCTAATCAATTTAATTTCATAATCATAAAAACCTTTATTCATTGGTAAATAATACATTATGCTAATTAACCCTTGATTTTGTACTTTTTCTGGTATTTTATGCGATTTATATCTTGATTTTAATTTAGTTGTACTACCAATATATTTTATATCAAACCCTTTTTCTCCATCCCAATAGTTTAATGATAATATTGCATATACACAAGGTATATCTTTCAAATCGTGGTCATTATGCACCCATTTTTCAAGTATGTGATGTGCAAATTTCTTTCGTAGATTCATAAAATAAAATAGCCCTTTCGAATCCCTTCTATGTTGCAGATAGAAGTTCATCTCAAGGGCAATAAGTTCTTAATAGGTCTGCAACACCTTGTACAAAAATACTACTTATTTACCATTAATTCAAATTCTTCTATTGTCTTAAATAATTGATGTGCTACTTGTGGAACTATTGCGTTTCCGTAGGCTTTGATTGATTGATTTTTCCACTTAGAAAAGGTGATGCCGTCCAATTTGGTGGGAAGCCCATCATCTCCTCCACAAAGAGCGGATTTAGATGGAAATTTGATCCACCTGCTACAAGAATTGATAATTCGTGTATTTTGTGTTGTTGACTTGGACTGTTTTCTTTCATCTTCGCATCTTGACAAGTTGGAGTTGGAAGTAATCCGAGATAAGCAAGTGTTGCTATATTTGGGGAATGTCTCAAATGTGCATTTTTGCTTCTGTCTGCATAAGTGTCCCCCACCATTGCTGTTGGAGTAGGCAACAAACCAGATTCTATATCTTTGGTGCGGTGCGTTGACACTTGCAGCTGGAATAAGAAACGATTGGACTTCATAGCCTTCCCTTTCCAAATCATCGTACACCTCGTTGAATACCATCCCTCCATTCCAACTAACAAGTCCACGAACGTTTTCGCCAATAATCCATCTGGGTTTGACCTCTTTAATGCATCTAAGCATATGTGGAAAGAGGTGTCTTTCATCGGCTTTCCCAAGTCGCTTTCCTGCACTTGAGTATGGTTGGCAAGGGAATCCTCCTGTGAGGATG